AAATTGGACGAACAGGTTGTTAAGATCCAAACTGCCGAAGGCCGTAATGTCGGCCGCAGAGAAAAGCATGAATTACGCGAAGCAATTATCGACGACCTGCTGCCTAAAGCGTTGATTAAAAGCAGTCGCACTTATGGTTTATTTGCTGGCGAGTGGTTATTCGTTGATACGGCAAATCGCCGCAAGGCCGAAAACCTGTTGACCAAGTTGCGCGAAGCCCTTGGCGGCCTGCCGGCTCAACAGCCGGTCGCCCGTCAATCGCCGGCATCATTGATGACCAATTGGCTGTTGCATGGCGAAGCTCAGGGGCGGTTTGTGTTGGATAGTGATGTTACCCTGGTCGGAGCGGGCGATGTTGCTCCCAAAGTTAAAATCAGCCGCAAAGACCTTACCGCTGAAGATGTGGTACAACACGCCAAAAACGGCATGACTGTAACCGAACTTGGCTTGGTATGGAATGACCGCGTGGCATTTATCCTGACACAGGATTTAACACTAAAACGTATCCAATGGCTGGACGTTGTACAGGAAGAGGCGCAAGATAACTGCGATGATGCACAGAGCCAAGCCTACGCCACGCAATTACTGATGACGGCTGCGCTGAGTATGATATTTAGCGAGTTGGTGGAGTTGCTTGGAGGCTGGCAGGAATGATGGAAAGCTGGGACTTTTAAAGCTTGATTAAAGGCCGTCTGAAATGGGGTTTAAAACCTGTTTCAGACGGCCTTTTTTATGTCTGTCAGTTTCGCAAAAAAAAACATCAACTTAATACTATATATTGTATTTTATTGGTATAATATGCGCTAATTTATACTATATGTTGTATTGGAGAAATAATGCGCCGGGCGTTGATTGCAAAAATTAAAATCGCTCAAAAGGAGCTGGGCTTGGATGACGGTACCTATCGCGCAGTGTTGGAGCGCGTAACGGGCAAGCGGTCGTGTACCGAGTGCAGTATCCCCGAGCTGGAACGCGTAGTAGAGGATTTGCGCCAACATGGGTTTGCGCCGAAAAAAACGGCGGGGCAACGACCGAACCGCCGCTCTTCCGCCGATCCGATGATGCGGAAAATCGAAGCCCTGCTGCTGGATAACGGCTGGACTTGGAATTATGCGCACGGTACGGCGAAAAAGATGTTTAAGGTTGACCGCGTGGAATGGTTGTCCGACGGCAATATGCACAAGCTGGTGGCGGCGTTGCAGATTGCGGCGAACCGCCGTAAGAAAGGGGCTGTGTGATGTATGAGACGGCAGATTTCAGCGCCGTTAAGCATCTGCTTCCTGATAGTGTACAGGCGTTGATTACGGTCATCGGGTTTAATGAAACGCTGGAGTTGGTACGCCTGATGGGCGGTACGACTTATCCGTTGCGACAGGGTTATACGAAAAACAGTCAATCCCGTGTTGCATACTTGGAGGAGATTATCGGCAGTGAGGCGGCCGGTCGGCTGGTAGAGGCAATGGCTCCGTGCAATCTGTTTATACCCCGCTGCGAGACGGCCTTGTATGAGCTGCGTAACCGTAAAATCCGCAGTCAGTTTGACCGACAGACGGCAGGCGGTACCCCTGCTTATGAGGCCGTTAACGATTTGGCCTTGGCACACCGCCTAAGCGACCGCCATGTGTGGCGGATTTTGAAGCAGGCGGATAAGGAAGCAGAACAGGAAAATTTGTTTTAGAATAAAATGCCATGCAGATGTATGGCATTTTATTTTGGAGAAAAATATGAAAACGTTTTATTTTGTGCTGCTGGCGTTGGGTTTGGCGGCGTGTGGGCAAGTATCGGAGGAAGTCAAACAGACAGCTCCAGCACAGCAAGAAACTCAGCCTGACCCGAAAGTGAAAATCGTGGAGCGCCTGAAAAACGAAGAATACTTTATAGGGGAGAATAATTTAGACAAAATCCGCCGGCACGGCGAACTGAAAAGCCATGCGGAAAAATTGGTGGCATTGCTTACTCAAGCTGAAAAGGAGAGCCGCGGCATGGTGTTAAACGGTAGCAATTTGGCGGAGGTCAAGACATTTAACGAGGCTTTTGTCGCTGTCGCCAAATCAGCCGATGAAACTTTCGGTGGGCCATTTTTGGAAGATAAGGCTGGATTGTATCAGTGTACCAATGCCGCCAATGCTGCATATGACTACTTTACCGCCAGACAAAACCAAAACGCTATGGTTGCCAATTATAAACAAAACTACGACAACGCTATGGCCGCTTGTAAAGAGCAAATTAAACATCCTCCTGAAGCTGAGGCAACTGTCTATGCCCGTAAAGGTATCAATCTGCCTATCAATGATTGTTTAGCCGTGTTGACTGGAGATGAACCCTTTGACACATTTACTTGTCCGATGAAAATCAAATAAGGTTGAATCATGCCAAGGCCGTCTGAACAACAGACGGCTTTTTTGTTGCCTACTGACACTGTTTCGCCCGCTGCAAAAGCCATGCCGTTTGAAAATGTAAGCCTCTGAAAGTGCATTTTAATCTAATTTTGAGGGAGGCTTTAATGAGCAAAATTGTTTGTCTGACTGCCGGACACAGCAACACCGACCCGGGCGCGTGCAACGGCTCCGACCGTGAGGCGGACTTGGCGCAGGATATGCGCAACATCATCACATCTATTTTGCGCGATGACTACGGCTTGACCGTACGCACCGACGGCGAAGGCAAAGGCAATATGCCCTTGCGCGAAGCGGTTAAGCTGATTCGCGGCTCGGATGTGGCGATTGAGTTTCATACCAATGCTGCCGCCGCGAAAACGGCCACTGGCATTGAGGCGTTGAGTACCGTCAAAAACAAACGCTGGTGTCAGGTGTTGAGCAAAGCCGTTGCCAAGAAAACCGGCTGGAAACTGCGCGGCGAAGACGGCTTTAAGCCTGATAACGCAGGGCAACATTCGCGCCTGGCGTATGCGCAATTCGGCGGCATTGTGTTTGAGCCGTTTTTTATCAGTAACGACACTGATTTGGCTTTATTTAAGGCTACTAAATGGGGCATCTGCCGCGCGATTGCGGACGCGATTGCAATCGAATTGGGAGCGGCAAGAGTATGAATATTATTGGTAAATTGAAAGAAGCTGCTTCCTATTTTCTTACAAAATTGATTGGAGAAAATCCTAGTAATGAGCAGGTAAACCGCGCACTTATACAGATGCCAAATGTTCGTCCGATACACACCTATCCACGCCCAAATTTAAGAAACTCAGGCGTGGCAGCCGCGAAACGGGCGGCGCGCAAACGCAAGAATCGTCGTTAATCATGGGACAGGTTGAGTTTTACGAAAAGATGATTGGGCTGTGGTCGAGCAAAAGCCGTGAGGCAAGCGAACGGGCTGATTTGGCGGCGTTTGAATTTGCGGAAGGCGAACTGGCCAATTATCGGGAAATGCTGAAACGGTACCTGCAAACCAAAAGTGTGGAATAGCAATGCGTATTTTAGATATTTTTAAAAACCCCGCGACAGGCAATGTGTCGCACTCGAAGCTGTGGGCAAACGTTGCCTGCGCTGCGGGGACGTTTAAGTTTGTGATGTTGCCCGATCCGTCGGCGGAGATTTGGGCGGTGTATTTGGGCATTGTCGGCGGCTATGCGGTGGCGCGCTCGTTTGTCAGCGTCAAACGTCAGGAGGTCGAGAATGAATCTCGTGAAACTGCTGGCGAATAACTGGCAACCGATTGCCATCATCGCACTTATCGGCACGGGCTTGGCGGTATCATACCATGAAGGCTACAAGGCAGCCTTTGCCAAACAGCAGGCCGTCATCGACAAGATGGAGCACGATAAGGCGCAAGCCCTGCTGTTGTCGGCTCAAAACTACGCCCACGAACTGGAACAGGTGCGTGCGGAAGCTAAAAAATATGAAGTCAGGGCGCACGCCGTTGGCATGGCTTTGGCGAAAAAGCAGGCGGAAGTCGGCCGTCTGAAAACGGAAAATAAAAAGGAAATCGAAAATGTCCTTACTCAAGACCGTAAAAATGCAAGCGGTAATTGTATTGACGGCTTTGGCTCTCACGGCCTGCAGCTCTACAACCGCGCCCTTGGCTACGGAAATTAAGGTTGTCGAAAAGGCGGTCATGCCGACACCGCCTGCCGCATTGATGGTTGCGCCGGTACGCCCGAATCCGCCGAAAGACGGTAAGACGGCAACGCTGCTCGAACACGCCGCTGAGTTTGGCGGCTATGTTTCGGAGTTGGAAAACCAAAATCAGGCTTGGCGCGATTGGGTCAATAGTCAAGCGGAAGTTGACGGTTCGGAGGGCACACGATGACGACTTACCGTGATTTAGTGCAACGCACGGTCGCCTGCCGTCATGCGGACTTGGAATTGGGCTTAAGCCGCGCACGCGAACAAGAGCCGTTTGTCATCCATGTTTCCGACCTGTTGGATAAGGCCGGTATTGAGTACGCAGTGCGTATGGATAAGGATTTTCAGACGACCTTTTGTGTGGAGTTTTCCGCGACCGCTCCTGCTGATGTGATTGGTATTTTGCGGAAATATTACTCAGTCTTTTTTGACGGCCAAAAGGTCGAGGCGGCGAGTCGTCATCCCGAAGGCTACGCGGTCCGTATCGTATTCGGTGACGTGCCGGTTTAAAGGGGTTTTAAATGGACTTTGAATTTGGTTTTAAAACCCTGTGGCCGATTGCGACGGCGGCATTTTGGTTTTGGGTCAACGGTATTTCAGGCCGTCTGAAAGAGGCGGACAAGCGTATCGACGACCTTAAAGAGGAGCTGCACGCGGTCAAGCTCTCTTATCACACCAAGCAAGATGCCAAGGCAGACAGCACTAATATTGCGGCGGCCTTGGAACGAATTGAAAACAAGTTGGAAAAAGTAAACGAAAAACTGGACAGGAAAGCGGACAAATCATGAGCGACCCGATTTTGGAAGCCTTGGCGCGTATTGAAAACAAGACTGATCAAACTCTGAAAAATCAGAAGGAAATGCAGGCAGAAATTGCACAAATTCGCCAAGACACGAAACGCACGGCCATTACATTCGGCGCACTCGGCGGCGGTGTGATTACGGTCGGCTGGGAATTGCTTAAAGCGAAAATGGGACTGTAATTATGGCTCACCCGCAAGAAATCCGTGAAAAGTTACGCCGGCTCTATGTGAGCGGCGAGCAAACTTTGGAAACGGCGGCCTTGATGTGCGAAATCCCGCAGGCCACTGCGCGTGCGTGGAAACGTGCGGATAAGGAAAAAGGCGACGACTGGGATAAGATGCGCGCCGCCTACACTTTGGCCGGCGGCGGTATTGAGGACTTGAGCCGTGCGATGTTGGCCGGTTTTATGGTGCAGTACAACAGCACGATGACGATGCTGCAGGATTCGAGCACCGAAGATTTGCCGCCGTCCGACCGCGCCAAGCTGTTGGCCAGCCTGGCCGATGCGTTTACCAAAACCGTATCAGCCAATGCCCGTGTGATGCCGGAAACGTCAAAACTGGCGACGGCTTTGGAATTGATTGAGTTCTTGATGGCGTTTGTGCAAGAAAAACACCCCAAACATTTGCCTGCATTTGTGGAGGTATTGGAGCCGTTTGGGGCGGAAGTGGAGAAGAAGTTTGGATAAACAAAAACCTACCGTTGGAAGCCTTTTTGCAGGTATTGGCGGGTTTGATTTGGGATTTGAACAGGCTGGGTTTGATACTGCTTGGCAAGTGGAGATTAATCCAGTACCCCGTGCAGTTTTGGCCGACCGCTTCCCGCACGCAAAACAGTTTGAGGATGTCAGAACGGTATTGTCAGAATTATGGCCGGTAGATGTGATTATTGGCGGATTCCCATGTCAGGATGTATCAATAGCCGGTAAGCGTAAAGGGCTTGCCGGGGAAAGAACAGGTTTATTTTATGACGCAATGCGTATTGTCGACCAGCTTAAACCCCGCTGGATTGTCCTTGAAAACGTTACGGGTTTGCTCAATAGCAACAATGGCGAAGACTTTCAAACAGTCATCCAGTCCCTTGCCGAATGCGGGTATGTGGGATACTGGCGCGTGCTTAATGCAGCATATTTCGGAGTCCCCACGACACGCCGTCGAGTTTTCTTGGTCGCTGGATTGGGAGAGTACCCCCCCCCATGAGTTTATGGCTGACGCCGGCTCAATTGGAGTCTTACCTCGCGCGGTTGAGACGTATGGGCTGCAAAAGCCACATGGTACTTTGCTTAGAGGGATTTCCAAGGGAGCCATTGACCGCTCAGGCGCAAATATTCTCGTTACGCCCAACGGACGGGGTGCGATGGTTGAGCGGCAAAGAGCGTCTAACGATGATGGGCTTTGCCTCGGAATGGATGAGGCCAACATTGCGGAGGCTCAAGCTGCGGGAAACGCCGTCTGTCCGCCGGTCTCACGCTGGATTGCCGAAAAATTGATTAAAACTTTTTAAATGCATGAAAACTAAAGAATTCCTCAAATCCCTTGCTGAACTGGCCGCCAGTTTGCGCCAAGTTATCGAAGCGGAAGTGGACGGCTTTGATGCGTCGCCAAAGGCTATTACTGCACGCCGTGCCAAGGTATTTGACCCGGTAGGCGGTTACGAGTATTTCGTCAACACCTACTTCCCCCATTATATCCGCTCGCCTGAGAAATCCGAACTGCATGAGTTTTTATTCAGCCGTCTGCCGGAGATTATCCGCTCCCCTAAAGGGGAAAATGAGGCGGTGGGTGCGCCGCGTGGCGAGGGTAAATCGACGCAGGTTACTCAGTTGTTTACGCTGTGGTGTATTGTGACCGGCCAAAAACATTATGCGGTTATCGTGATGGACAGCATCGACCAGGCGTATCCAATGCTGGAAGCTATCAAGGCGGAATTGGAGTTTAACCCGCGCCTGAAAACCGACTTTCCGGAAGTATGCGGGCAAGGCCGTGTATGGCAGGCCGGTACGATTGTGACGGCCAATGACGTTAAAGTCCAAGTGGCCGGTAGCGGTAAAAAGCTGCGCGGTTTGCGTCACGGCCCTTACCGTCCTGACTTAACTGTTTTGGACGATATTGAGAATGACGAACAAGTCCGCAACCCCGAACAGCGCGACAAGCTCAATGCGTGGCTGACTAAGACTGTATTGCCTCTGGGCGGAGTCGGCCAGAAATACGATGTAATCTATATCGGCACGATTTTGCATTACGACAGTGTGCTGAACCGCACTCTGAATAATCCGTTTTGGCACGGTATTAAGTTTAAGGCGATGAAACGCTGGCCCGACCGCATGGACTTGTGGGACCGCTGGGAGGAACTTTTCCGAAACGACGGCGAGACGGTGGCCGAGGCGTTTTATCAGGCAAACAAAGACGAGATGGAGCGTGGAGCGGTCACTTCTTGGGCAGCTCGCGGCGTGTTGGCGTTGATGAAAATCCGCGCGCGTGACGGTCATGCGACGTTTGATTCGGAATATCAGAATGATCCGGTTGCCGGTGAGGCCGCGCCGTTTGCGAACAGCCTGAATTTTTGGGTCAATCGTGATTCTGATTGGATTTTCTATGGCGCGTGCGACCCGAGTTTGGGCAAGGCCGGCAACAGCCGTGACCCGTCTGCTTTGTGTATCGGCGGGTACAACCGCCGCACGGGCGTGTTGGATGTGGTGGAGGCTCTGATTAAGAAACGCCTGCCGGACAAGATTATTTCCGACATTATCGAATTGCAACGGCGGTACCGCTGTGTGTTGTGGGGTATTGAGACGGTGCAGTTTCAGGAGTTTTTAAAGACTGAGCTGGTCAAACGCGGCGCGGCTGCCGGTATCCCGATTCCGGCACGCGGCATTAAGCCGAGTGCGGACAAGTTGCTCCGTATTGAAAGCCTGCAGCCGTATATGCAAAACGGTCAAATCCGTTTGCACGCCAGTCAAAGCACACTGATTGACCAATTCCGCCATTTCCCGATGGCAGACCATGACGACGGTCCTGATGCGGTGCATATGCTGTGGGGCTTGGTACAAAGCAGCGCGACTGTCGGCGGCTATATTGCCGTGCCTAGAGAGCATGGCTTATCCGGTCGGATGGGGAGCGGCGCATGGTAAAACTGACACGGGATACAGTCTGATCAGGAGCGGCACGGCTGAAAATGGGGCAAGTTTAACTTGCCCTTTTTTACGTCATGAAAAACCTACTCCGTGCGTTGTTTAGTAAAGCCGCACCTAAAACGCCCGATAAACAATCCCAAACGGCGGATATCGTTAAAAACCGCACTACCCATGAGCATCCGAGCAAAGGGCTGACTCCGCAGTCGCTCCATCGGATTTTGGAAGATGCGGAAAACGGCGATATTCAGGCGCAGTCCGAACTCTTTGTCGATATTGAAGAGAAGGACGGCCATATCTTTTCGGAGATGAGCAAACGCAAGCGCGCGGTAATCGGCTTGGATTGGAATATTGTTCCGCCTCCGAACAGCAGCGAAGCGGAACGGAAGCTGGCCGAAGAGGTTGATGGCTGGCTCAATCAGATGACCGATTTAGAGGATATGATGTTTGACCTTTTGGACGCGGTCGGACACGGCTTCTCCTGCGTGGAAATCGAATGGGAAAACCTTGGTTCGTTATGGTTGCCCAAGGCATTCCATCATCGTCCGCAGGCTTGGTTTAAGGTCAATGCAATGGATGAGGTGTTGCTGCGCAAAGACGGCAATCCTGATGGCGAGAAACTGTGGGATTTAGGCTGGATTGTCCATAAACACCGCAGCCGCTCGGGTATTTTGGCGAGAGGCGGTTTGATGCGCACGCTGGTGTGGCCGTATTTGTTCAAGAATTACTCGGTGCGTGATTTGGCCGAGTTCTTGGAAATTTACGGCCTGCCAACCCGAATCGGTAAATATGCCTCCGGTGCGGACGACAAAGATAAGCGCACCCTTTTGAATGCGGTGCGCGAAATCGGCCATAACGCGGCGGGGATTATTCCTGAAACCATGCAGATTGAGCTGCTCAACGCGGCCAATGGCAGCGCGGATCCGTTTCAGGCAATGATTGATTGGGCAGATAAAACATCTTCAAAGGCGATTTTAGGCGGCACACTGACCAGTCAGGCAGACGGTAAGACTGCTACCAATGCGCTGGGGCAAATCCATAACGAGGTGCGCCATGATTTGCTGGTGTCCGATGCCAAACAACTGGCCGGTACATTGACGCGCCAATTGATCCTGCCTTTGTTGCAGCTCAATAAAGGCAATGTCGATATTTCACGTATGCCGCGTTTTGTGTTCGATACGCAATTGCCTGAAGATTTGACGGTGTACTCCGACTCTTTGCCTAAATTGGTGGGAATCGGCATGAAGATTCCTCTGTCGTGGGCGCAGGAAAAATTAGCCATTCCTTTGGCTTCCGAAGACGAGCCGGTATTGGCTTTTCAAACCGACGTTAAAACGGATTTAAAAAGTGTTCCGTTAAGCTACCGCCGTGTGGCTTTGAGTAAATCGGGTGAGATTGTCGGCGCGGCGCAGGCGGATTTAGATCATGCGGACTTGAGCAAGGTGGCCTTGCCGGAAATGATTGAGCCGTTTTTACGCGGCTTAGGCCAGGCTTTGGCCGAGGGCGACAGTTATGAGGATGTGCAGGAACGTTTGTTGCGCGTTTATCCCGACCTGACTGCCGAACAATTTCAGACGGCTTTGGCACGGGTGGTTTTTGTGTCGGACTTATGGGGACGGATGAATGGCTGATTTGAGCTACGCATTCGGCCTCGAGCCTGAACAGGCCGTCAAGTATTTTGAGGGGCTGGGCTTTAATGTGCCGTCAGACTGGAAAATAACGTGGAACGAAGCGCAGGCTAAGGCACGGGCGATTGCGGGCATTCACAAGCAGGATATTGCCGCGCAAATCCACGGTGCTTTGTACGAAAGCCTGAAAAACGGTACGTCATTTGAGAAATTCCGTGATGATGTGGTAGGCCGTCTGAAACAGCATGATTGGCAGCTGCTGAAAGATGGCGACATTGTGAATGCCAACACCGGCGAAGTAGATGGTAAAGGCATCACGCGGCATCGACTGGAAACCATTTTCCGTACGCAAATGCAGTCGGCTTATATGGCCGGGCATTGGCAGGCTCTTGAAGATGGTCGAGACTCTGCGCCCTGGCTGCAGTATTCGGCCATTCTTGACAGCCGTACCCGACAAAGCCACGCTGCGGCGCATGGCGCGGTGTATCACATCGACGACCTGTTTTGGAATTACTTCTACCCTCCCAACGGCTTCAACTGCCGCTGTACCGTGCGGGCGTTTTCAGACCGTGACTTGAAGCGGCGCAATCTGCTGCCGCAAAAAGCGCAACTGGAAGATACGGAAGTGGTGGTCAACCGCAAGGGCGACACCCGCCCGGCCAAGGCGGTGAAGCTGGCCGACGGCAGCCGCTTTTATACTGATGCAGGTTTTCAGAACAATGTGGGGAAAAGCCATTTGGCCAACTTGGGGCAGTTGCAGATGCAGCGTGCAGTGGAACTGCCGCCAAAGCTGGCGAGCGTGGCGATTCAGGAAGCTTTAAAAGAGCCGAAATGGAGGGCCGCCATATCTAAACAAGCATCGGAAATGGTTGATCGGGTAAATATGGAGAAATTTGCCAGGGGCGAAATGCTGTATATCGGAGCGTTGACTCCGTCGGTATTAGAAGCTCTGGCCGCAAAGAATGTCTATCCGCAATCGGCTGTGATCGCGATGAGTGATGAGCGAATATTACACGCGCTGCGGAACAGTAAAAATAAACCGTTGCCTTTGGCATTTTGGAAAGACCTGCCAGAACAGCTGCAAAATCCGGAGGCGATACTCATTGGCACGGCAGGCCGCAATGCCAATGGCCAGCAGTTTCTGTTGTTTGTGTATCCGGGAGTGAATAACAAAGGGAAATTGGTTGTGACTGTGGATTATCAGGCTAAGGCAAGAAACCCCTATACCGGCAAAAAAGAAGCAGTTGCCGTCAATATGGTTAATACAGGGAATTATGCTGAAGTTGGGGATATTTATAAAAATGACAGATATGAATTAATCTGGAAGAAATAACCAAGTTGGCGGCTTTGCCTGATTCGAACAGGATAAAACAGCGGATAAACCACCGAGGCCATTCCAGTTGGCGACCCGCCGTCAACTTGGCTTTAAGGATAATATACTGATGATTGAGATAAAAATCAACACAGACGCACTGCAAAACAGCTTAAATGCCATTGCGCAACGTACAAGCAATACCCAGCCATTGATGACGCAGCTTGCCCGCATCATGCGCAACGCTGTGCTGGACAACTTCGAGGCAGGCGGCCGCCCCGCGTGGGCCCCACGCAAGTATCCGTCCGCGCGAGAAGGATCGGGGCTGTTGCAGGCCAGTGGGCGTTTGCGCAATTCGATTACGCAGAACAGTACGGCCACGGAAGCCGTGGTCGGTACCAATGTTGAATATGCGGCCATTCATAACTTCGGCGGACAAACTGCACCGCATACGATATTGCCGAAAAACGGCAAAGCCTTAAAATTCGGCGGACGGTTTGCCAAACGCGTCAATCACCCCGGCAGTAAGATTCCTGCACGTCCGTTTATGGTTCTTCAACCTGACGACGAACAGGCTTTAGTCGATGCGGTAAATGATTACTTGGATGCCGCTCTTGGCAATTAAAACAAAAGCCGTCTGAAATTGCACACAGACGGCTTTTATACACCTTTCCCTTATCTACCCTTTCCCGAAATGTTTAAATCAATCTGTGAGGGGCTTAAAAGGCTTCTGAAACGGTTTTAAACATACTCTCTTTTCTATTCTCCAATATTTCTCATTTTCGTTCCTTACTGACAGTGATTCAGCCTCTTGTGCCGGCTTGAAGGCGCATGATTCGGCAATGGATACAAAAACCTTTCTTGCCGCCTTATCTGCCGCCAAAGTCGGAAATACGGACGGCCTTATCAAAATCGTACCTAAAGGTCAATTTGCACCGGTAGACGGACGCACCGATACGGGCGTGGCGCACTGGACGATGACTGCATCTTTGGCACAGCAAATCATTGCCGCCTTTGATGCCGGACAAACAGACCTTGTTGTGGACTACGAACACGCCACGCTTAAAGCCGCAGAAACCGGACAGCAAAATCCTGCTGCCGGTTGGATCAGCAAATATGTGTGGGATGACGATCGCGGTCTGATGGGCGAAGTGAAATGGACACAGCGCGCAAAAGACATGATAGACAGCGGCGAATACCGCTATCTGTCGCCGGTTCTCGAATACGACACATTGGGCAATGTGCGCGGGCTGCACAGTGTGGCGTTGACCAATTCGCCTGCGCTGGACGGCATGGCTCTGGCTGCATTGAGCCGCCAAAACTCTATCAACCCCAAACAGGAAACAAGTATGAACAAGGAAGCTTTAATCAAGCTCTTGGGCTTGGCGGCAGATGCCGACGATAAAGCCATTGAAGCGGCTTTGGCCGAAGCACAAGAAAAGCTGGGCGGTAAAACGCTGGCCGAAGCACTGGCCGAACACAAAGACGAACCGCAAGGTGGCGAAGGCGATAAAGGCACTGCCGGCAAACCCGAAGACAGTGAAGTTGCCGAGCTGAAAGCCCAAGTGGCTGCGTTGAGTAAGAAAGTGATTGCAATGGAAGTGGGCGGCACTTCAGACGGCCTGATCCGTGCAGCACTCTCAGACGGCCGCCTGCTGCCACACCAAGAAGCATCGGCACGCCAATTGGCTGCTAAAGACCCAGAGGCATTTAAGAATCTGATGGAAGGCAGTTTGAAGTTGGCCGCGTTGAGTAAAACGCAAACCGGCGGCAAAGGCGCGGAAGGCGGTGAGCCTGCGCTGACTCCGGAAGAAATCGAAGTAGCCAAGCAATTGGGTATTTCGGCCGAAGATTATCAAAAAGCCAAATAAGGCTTTAAACAAGGATTAAACCATGATTATCACTCCAGATACCCTGAAGGCGCTGTTTACCGGCTTTAAGAAAAACTTCCAAGACGGCTTGCAAATGGCGGACAGCCAATACAAGGAAATCGCCACTGTTATTCCGTCCTCTACTGCTTCCAATACTTATGGCTGGCTCGGTCAATGGCCTGCCTTCCGCGAATGGGTGGGCGACCGCGTATTCCAAGATATGAAGGCACACGGCTATGCCATCACCAACAAGCATTTTGAAAGTTCGGTCAAGGTCAACCGCAACGACATCGAAGACGACAATGTCGGCATTTACGCGCCGATGATGACCGAAATGGGCCGTGCTTCCGCCGTTCATCCTGACGAATTGGTATTTGCCCTGCTGAAAAACGCGCACGCTACGTTGTGTTATGACGGTCAGAACTTCTTCGACAACGACCACCCAGTATATGAAAAAGTCGATGGCACTGGCCAATCCACCACTGTATCCAATATTTTCACCGGTCTCGATGACGCTTGGTATTTGCTGGATACATCACGCGCCCTGAAACCTCTGATTTATCAGGAACGCAAACCTAAGCAGTTCACCGCCATGACCGCCGCTACCGACGAAGGCGTGTTCATGCGCAACGAATACCGCTACGGCGTAGACGGACGTTGTAATGTTGGTTTAGGCTTCTGGCAAATGGCGGCTAAGTCGCAAGAAAAACTGGATGCCGCAGGTTTTGAAAAGGCTTACAACGCAATGGTCAGCCTGAAAGGCGACGGCGGCCGACCGCTGGGTATCCGCCCGAATGTGCTGCTGGTTCCTCCGTCTTTGGAAAACGCCGCCAAAGAATTGGTGGAAGGCGACCGCCTGGCGAATGGTGCGTACAACCCGAACAAAGGCAAATGCAAGGTAATCGTATCTCCTTGGTTGCTGTAACCCTTTAGATAGGCGGGCTTTGCCCGCCGAAAGGATAAAAAAATGGCGAAAGTAAAAAACGAAGATGAAAAAACCGAGCAAACGGTTGGCGCAACTGTGGATGTAAATCCCGAAGACGTTAAGTTGCAGGCTTCCTTTGAGGCTGAAGTCGAAAAATTGAACGCCGAGCTTGAAGCTGCACGTGTGCGTATCGCCGAATTGGAAGCTCAATTGGAACAGGCCGCAAGCCCTGCCGTTGAAGCGGCAGAAGCACAAGAACGCTATCAGGCAGGCGGTGAGGCGGCGGCAGATGCCGAAGTGGTTGCCATCAAATCCAAACATGGCCATGCGTTTTGGCGCAGCGGGTATCACGTTCAACCGCATTTTACCTTTGTGAAACGTGCCGATTTCGAGCCCGAAGCGTGGGAGCGCCTGCTGGCCGAACCGATGGCTGTTGTTTGTGAAGCCTTGCCTGTGGAGCAGGATTAATGGCTTACGCAACGGTTGCCGATTTGGTGGCGCGTTATACCGAGCCGACGATTGCAGGTCTGACCGACCTGACGCGCTTGGGAAGCGTGAATGCCGAAATTGCGCAACAAGGTTTGGATGATGCCTCCGCCGAAATCGACGGCTATCTGGCATCACGTTATGAATTGCCGTTGCCTGCCCCTGTGCGCCTGTTGAGCCTTTATTGCTGCGACATTGCCGTTTACCGTTTGGCAACGGGCAAGCGCCAGCTGACGGAGGATATGGTGCACCGATATGAGGCGGCGATTGCGTATCTTAAATTGGTGGCATCAGGCAAGGCTGGTTTGGGTGTGGCTGAAAATGCCGACCCTAAGCCGACCGTGCAAGGTGATGCGGTGATGTTTGCCGCCAAGGAAAAGGTGTTCGGCCGTGATAGCGTCTATTGAACAAGCCATCAAACAGCGTCTTTCAGACGGCCTTGGCCAAATGGTCAGCGGTGTGCATACCTACGGTGGTGAATTTGACGGCGAAGGCTTGGCTCAAGTGGTTAACCAGTTCCCCGCCGTTTGGGTCATGTTTGCCGGCATTACCGATAGCGAGCCCCATGATACGCGCCGTACACGCTACCAAGTCACTGGTCACTTTACTGTCTTGGTCGGCGACCGTGCCAGTGGCAGCGAGGCGGACAGCCGCTTCGGCGGTTTACACCGGAACGATGTCGGCACTTACCGGCTGATGCAGGCCGTGCGCCTGTTGCTGATCAATCAGACTATGGGTTTGTGTATAGGCCGTCTGAAGCCAGGCAAAGCAAAAAGCCTGTTTTCTAAACAAATGGAGTTGGAAGCAATCAGCGTATTTGCGCTGGATTTTGAAACACATTGGTTTGAAGACGCACTGCGAGACGGTGATTGGCCACGGCCTACGGTTTCAGATGCTCAACAGGCGCAAGTATATGCCGACGTATCCGAATACCAAGGCCGTACCGATCCAGAACATCCTGACTTTAAAGGCGCAAACCTTGAGCTGCGTATCCCGCCCAAAAACCCAAACCAACCCGCCGATATGGCGGCCACCGTTAAAACCGAGGTAAAACATGACTGAAACCATTAAAGTTCGTGCCGCCACAGGTCTACAAGTACCTATGGCAGGCAAGCCACATGAATATATTACCGACCAAGAAGCGGTCGAAGTGCCGAATGCCGCGTATTACCTGCGCTGTATTCACTACGGCGACTTGGTTATTGTTGAGGACAAACCGAAAGGCAACAAATCATGACTTCCGCAAACGTCAGTTTCGACAAAATTCAGACCAGTACGCGTAAGCCGGGCGTTTACGTCGAATGGAACACCAAGCTTGCCGTGCGCAACCTGCCAACCAACAAGCAACGCGTACTGCTGATTGCGCAACACAGCAATCCCAAGGTGGGCAAACTGACTGCGCTGGCAAATATCTATTCTGCGGCCGATGTCGCAGCTGCGTATGGTGCCGGCTCTCAGGCGCATTTGATGGCATTGGCCGCTATCAAGGCTTACGCATATGCAGATTTGAGCCTGATTACCGTTGCTGACAATGAAGCAGGCGTTGCTGCCACCGGCAATATCACGATTACAGGCACTGCCGATACGCAAGGCGTTTTACGCGTCAACATCGGCAATGCCGATACGCTGACCGTCGGTGTCGCCGCTAATGCAACCGCCGCAACCGTAGCCGCTGCCGTCAAAGCCGCTATTGATGCCGAAACATCATTGCCGGTAACGGCGACAGCCTCTGAAGGCTTGGTAACGCTGACGGCTAAAAATAAAGGCACGCACGGCAACCATATCCGTATCCGTACCGGCAATACCGCCGAAGGGATTACCGTTGCAGTCAAAGCGATGAGCGGCGGCGATGCCGATGCCGATATCGGCCCCGCATTAAATGCCGTGATCGCCGAAGGTCATAATTTGATTGCGGTAGGCTGTACCGATGAGGCGAACCTCTTGAAGTTGCGCACACATTTGGAAACTGTCGGCGCGCCTGAAGAAAAACGCTGGGCATTGGGTATTTATGGCCAAACCGGTGCATTGGCGCAAACAACGACACAGGCAGGCCGTCTGAACAGCGGTTATCTGTATTCGGCCTGGTATCGTAAAACGCCTAGCCTGCCATGTGAGCTGGCAGCCGCGTTTGCGGCCGTTGTGGCCAGCGAGGAAGACCCGGCTCGTCCGCTCAATACCCTGAAGCTCAACGGCATCGGTGTGTGCGACAGTGCAGACAAGACTATGCGTACCGAACAGGAAAACGCGCTCTACAACGGCGTTACTCCTATTGAAACTAGCCCAGACGGCACATCCGCCCAAATCGTCCGCGCTATTTCGACTTATACCAAAACTGCCAACGGCACGGCAGACGAAAGTCTGCTCGACATGACTACCGTACGCACATTGATTTATGTATCAGGCGCGTGTGCCGACCGTATCGCATTGCGTTTCCCGCGCGACAAAATGACCGAGCGCACCATTGCCCGTGTCCGCTCCGAATTGATCGACGTGTTGATGAAATGCGAAGAATTGGAAATCGTCGAAGACGTTGAAAACAATTTGGCCAACCTGATTGTGGAACGCGATGCACAAAACACCGGCATGCTCAACTGCCGCGTACCGTCCGATGTGGTTAACGGCCTGCACCAAGTAGGCATGGTTATCGACCTTTATCTGTAAAAAGGAAAGAACATGAGTACAGAATATGTAGGCAGCGTAACGCTGTATGTCGGTGCGACCGAGGTGGAAGTCACCAAGATTGATGTGAAAAACATCACAGGCAAAAAAGAAGTGAAAACCATGAACCGCACACGCCGCGTCAAAGGCTTTACGCGCGGTGTCGGCCAGTATGATATTTCTTTTACCGCCGTCGTGCCGACAGACGGTACGGTTATCGATTGGGACAAAATCGAAGACGCAAAAATCTCGCTGGTTCCTGATATCAATGGCGCACGTCCGACCTCTTACTTGGGCTTCTGCGCTAAAGAGGCCGGTGAAAGCTATACGGTTGACAATGAATTGGTCATTGATGTGACCGGCTTTGCAACCCGTAAAGTGATTGAGTAAAAATATGTTAGTGATATACTTATCTCTTTATCATTATCGATAAGGGATAAGTATTATCATGACAAGATTACCTTACTCAATATTGACGCTGGCCTTTGTTTTGGCCGCTTGCGGCGGCATCCCGTCAGAGCAGCTGGAAAAAGCCCGAAACGGCGCAAGTTTGCAGGAATTGGGGCTAGCCGATAAGCAATGGGACAAAAACGAAATGAAGCTGGCGGCAGTCACAACAAACGAGCAGTTGGAGCGAGCCTCTATTGCAATTATCCCGTTTGCTCATGACAAATACCAAGGTAAAAGAGTGCTCTTGGACGGCCGCAACGAAGTGACGGGTATGTTGTCGTCACTGAGCAAAAACTGGGGCAATCAGACTAATCCTTATAGCCATCGATACAGTAGCTGTTATGGGGCTACCTTATTTTTAGGGCAGATGATGGTATGGGGTAGTACCCTTAATCCTCAAGATGGCTCAAATATCCTGCAAGACTACCGTGAGCAAAAAGACAAATGTGCAGCATTGGCCGCTGAATAATAAAGTGTGCCACCTCGGATAGTGACCTCTGTCCGACAATCTTAAAACTGCCTTTAAACGACAATTAAACCTACTTTACCAATGGTTTAATCAACGTTTAAGGGCTTTTTTATGTCTAAACAATCCCAATTCCAAGAATTTACTCAAGCCATCGAAGACTACAATTTGAGCGTATCCGCCGACCTCAAAACTGTGACAGGCCGTCTGAAATACGGTGTGGCCGTTGACGGTGTAGTCCATCGTGATTTTGCCATGCATCTGCTGACCGTGCGCGAAGATATGGCTATTGACCCAACGCTGGAGGGTCAGGCGCGTATGTTGGCAGCCTATTCAGCCTCTCTCGACCATATCGGTACGATTCAACCTGATGCCTTAACGCTCGACTTCTTGGCCGATGAGTTGGTCGCCACCGATTTTGACGCGCTTTATTTCGCCCAAGATCTGTTGGCAAAAAAGCGTCTGTCCGTTCAGCCCGTGCCGACCGCTACCGATACGCAGTCTTAAAGCTGGGAAGCTACGGTATCTCTGCCGATGATATCGGCAAGATGACCCAGCCGGAGCTTGAGGGATGGCTTAAACAGGCTGATTTGATTGACCGTGGCCGTGCCGCTCCGGTGGTGCTGCCCTGGTTTGCGCCGTCTGCCAAAACTTCAACCCTATCTGCATCTGGCGGACACACTCAAACCTTTATCAGTAAACGGAAGAAAAAATGAGCCGTAATACAATCGAATTAGTTGCCAAGTTCCGAGATGACGCAAGTGTCGGCCTGCGCCGCTTGGCGACTGAGGCCAACCGTACGATGCAGATTCAAAGCCGTGCGGCATCATCTTCCGGCCGGCAGCAACAGCTGATGCATGCCGCTGCCGCCCGTTTGGGCATCCGCACGGAGCGTGAAATCCGCCGTGAAATCCAACGTACTCAAGCGGCCTACAATGCAATGGCCAAAAGCGGCCGTGCTTCGCACAATGAGCTTGCCCGCGCCGCACAGCAGACGCGCAGCCGTATTCGTGAGTTAAATGCCGAAATGAACAGCGGCAGCCGTTTCAACCGCATGATCCAAGGAGGTAAAAGTTTGGCACGCGGCGCGACTTCGGTTGCCGCCGGTGTCATGGCCGGCGGTTATGTGTTGGCCCAGCCGGTCAACCGGACAATGGACTATGACACGGAGCTGCGTCACGCGACCAATACCATGTATGCAGGCAAGAGCTTGGCAGAAAAACGCGCAGGCATGGAGGAAATCAATAAAACGGTAAACGATGCCGCTTATATTGGCGGGACAAGCAAAGAAAAAGCGTTGGAAGCCATGAATACAATGGTAGCCAGTGGCTCAATGAGTGATGCGGCTGTGAAAAACCTACTGCCTACCGTGATGAAAACGGCAGCGGCGGCAGGTGCGGAAAGCAATGATATTGCAGGCATCGTTACCAAAGCATTGCAAGCCGGGTTTAAAGAAAGCGATATTCCCGCTTTGCTCGACCGCGCCATGCAATCGGGTATGGACGGTGGCTTTGAGCTTAAAGATATGGCACGTTGGTTGCCGCAGCAGCTGGCAGCTATGAAGGCCGCCGGCATGGGTGCGACGCTGGATAATTTCAGTAGTCTGCTGACGGGCAATCAATTGTCTTATATGACCGCAGGCAGTGCGGATGAAGCGGGCAACAATATGGTCAATCTGCTGGCGAAAATCCCCAGTCAGGACATTATTACCAAGGCGAAGAAAATCGACATTAACGGCCAAGAGGGTTTTAACTTTATCGACAGCCTGAACAAGCGTAAAGATGCCGGTATGAACTCACTGGACGCATTAGTAGATGTTGTCGGCGAAGTCATCAGTAAAGATGCCAAAAGCAGAGCTTTTATGGAGAAGATGGCTGCTGCACAGGGTGATGATGCGAAGCTCGCTTTACTTGAAGAGCAGAAAGCTTTGGTGGATGGCTCGGTAGTCGGTCAGTTGGTTTCCGACCGTCAAGCGCAGATGGCATTGTATTCTTTGATCTACAACAAGCAAGAAGCCGCACGACTGCAGCAAGGACAAGCCAACGCCGCCGGTGCAGTAGACAATAATTATCAATTTATGGCCGAAGGCTCCGGATTCAAAAAAGAACAGCTCAAAACGGCATACAGCGAAGCCGAATATGGCGCATTCTCAAGCTTTACCGACATGGTGGCCAACAAGCTTAAAGGTATTGCCGACTGGGCCAGAGGTAATCAGGAAGCCGCGCAGACAGCGGTGGCGGCGGGTCAAGGGGCTGCGGCAGTATCCGCAACTGTGGGGACAAGCTCAATGGTAAGCGGCGGATGGCGGTTCTTCCAAGGCGGGCAAGGTGTTGCCGGTGCCGGCCGTTTTCTGCCTTCTGCAGGCTCAATGGGTGCCTTTGCTTTAGGTGCTGCTCCGTTGGCCGCTATGGGTGGCGTAACACATTTGGCGGGTCAACGGGATAAATATGACGACTGGAGTAAACCGTTGGTGGCCTTCGCCGACCGCTTGCAGTCGTTTTTGCCTGATTTTATGTCGTCTGCCAAAAACGAATACATGAGGAAACGGGAGGAATTGGGTGGGAATAACTCTCCGCTCGACAGCCCTGTTCTCAAAGAGAGTATGGCGCAACTCAGTCAATCCGCACAAACCAATCAGCAAGCCAGTCAACAGTATGTCACAGCGGCAACTGAAAATCAGGCTGCAACCGCCCAGCTTACCAATGCGGCCTCCCAGATGACTGCGGCGGCGGCGCAAATGCAGGCGGCGGCAGGTAAGCCGATACCCGTTACAGTCACCGTTCAAAACGGCAATATTATGGCCTATATCAATCAAGCTGCGGCGCGTGCGGCAGCTAAAAATTAAGGATCCGTGATGAGTTGGAAAGATACTTTGCTTGATGCCAGTTTCAAGGGGGTCGGCTTTGATGTAATCGATGATACGTTGCGTGGCACGCACGCCTTGGCCGAACACGAATACCCGTTTGTTCAGGGTTCGGATATTGAGGATACGGGCGTATCGGCAATGGATATGAGCCTGACGGCGGTATTGTGGGGGGATGATTATGAAAGCAGGCTGCAAAGCCTGTTAGGTGTTTTGCGGGAGACTGGTGCGGGTGAGCTTATCCACCCGATTTACGGCAGCGTGCCCGATTGCGTGGTGGCTGATTTTGAAGCCGCTCATAATGAAGAAAATCCCGATTACTGTACGGTGCGGATGACCTTTAAGCAAAGTGTCAAAGCCGCCCCGTTTTTCGACCGTGAATTGCCGTCTGCACTGGCCGATGAAATCGATTGGCTGGCAGATTTGGCCTCATGGCAGGGTTTTGAAGTGTTTCAGACGGCCTTGGGCAAGATTCAGAAGGCACAAAGCCGTTGGAACGCATTTCATGCCACAGTATTGACGGCAGTCGGCGTTATGTATGGTCAGGTAAACGGCGTATTCACCGGCTCCATGAATCTTCTTAACAGCCCGCGCGTATTGGTGGCCGAGTTGAAATCAGTATTCGGTGTGTTGGCAAATATGCACGTCGTCGGTAAAAGTGGGCTGGATGGCTGGCGCGATATGGTTGGCGGAGTGTCAAAAGCCTCCGCTACGCCGTGGCAGGTAAGTCGCGGGGCAGAAGGTAGCGTTTCGGCAATCGATTTGATTCAGCGTGCAAAGGTTGAAGATGTCGCTGCTTTTACAGCCTTCACCGCAACTGTTGGAGCGTGTGCTTTGGCAGAACAGGCCGCAGATATTCTGGCAACACAAATTGATGCGCCAACTTTGACGCCCGTGGAAATCTCACGCCTATTATCCGATACCCATGCTGCTTTGCAACGCACGCTGGCCGCAAACCGTATTTTGGCGATGATGTTGGCAGATGAGGTAAAGGCCGAGAAGATGGCTTATTCCCTGCTAAGGTTATACCAAACACCGGCAGACAGTGCTGATGATGTGTATCGCCGCATTGAGGCTGCCGGCCTGTTGCCGCAAACACCATATCTTGAAACTGCCGCCGAACTGACTGAAAGTTTGCGTAATACGGCGCACAAGCTGCAAAAACAGGCTTTTGCCGTTTTGAATATGCGCCCTCCGTTAGTGCAGAAAATTGTAGGACGTGATACCAGTCTGCATCTGTTGGCGTTTGAATGGTATGGCGATTACAGCCGTTTTGGCGAGTTGTTGCGTCTGAATCCGCAAATCCGGCATCCGAACTTTCTCAGTAAAGGAGAGGTGTTAAATGCCTACGCCAAATAATACCGTCACTCTGATGATTAACGGTAAAACCCATGGGCAATGGACGAACTACGACATTGTGTCCGACCTTCTGACCCCCGCCGATGATTTCAGCGTCACGCTGGGGCGTCCGGTAGATGCAGTTCCAACTGCAGTGAAAGAAGGCGATAAAGTAGAAGTCCGTGTCGGTGGGGATACGGTATTGAGCGGCCGGGTCGACCGTGTGCACACTACGACGGAGAAAGGCAATAAAACGCTGACCATTCAGGGCCGTGATGATGCCGGTATCCTGTTGGACTGTTCTGCGCCGTTGTTTAATGCGCAGGATATGGATTTAAACCAAATTATTGAAAAAATCGTCAAGCCTTTGGGTTTGTCAAAAATCCGTATCGATGCAGCCAAAACCAATAAAACCCATAAAGTTCAAATCGAGCCCGGAAGCCGTGCATGGGATGCCTTGACACAATATGCCGAAGCCAACGGGGTATGGCCTTGGATGGAGCCTGACGGCACGTTGGTTGTCGGTGGTCCTGACTACACCACAGCACCTGTTGCCGAGCTGGTCTTACGGGTCAGTGGCGACAATAACAATATCAAGAGCCTGGAAGTCGAGCGCAATATGGCCGCTCGGTACAGTGAGGTCACGGTATTGGGACAAAGCCATACCGGCAAGCACAATATCAAAGCGACGGTGAAAGATGAATCCCTTAAGCTGAACCGGCCTTTAATTGTGACAGAGCCTGATGTTGACAGTCAGGCGGAAGCGGAACGTAAAGCGAAGAAACGTCTGGCGGACAGCCGCTTGGAAGGTTTGACCATCACGGCGGTGGTACAGGGACACCGAACCGATGACGGTACATTGTGGCAACCGGGTCAGCGAATCAACGTATTGAGCGAGCCGGACGGGATCGACTCAGTGTATTTCCTTATGGCGCGTACCTTTGTCGGAGGTAGAGGCCAAGGCACGGAAACTGTATTAACGCTTAAAGAAGACGGTGCATGGGTGTTGGATGCCGATCCGCCTAAGAAAAAACAAGGCGCAGGCAAAAAAGATGGCAAGAAAACTGCACACAAGCCGTCTGAAAATAGAAAAGCCAACGGTCAAGCACCAGTCAAGCCGAATAAACGCCGTCAGGCTAAAAAGCCAAAACAGGAATTGCAGGTTATTTAAATGGATATTAAAACCATAGATAAGCGTATCAAACAGGCGTTTAACACTGTCCGGCAGGGCTTTCGCGGAAAGGTTGCCAGAGTCCAGGCAGGTGGCGGTGTGCAAAAAATCCAAGTCGAAGGCTTGGACGGCGAAACCGTGCAAGACTTGGAGCATGCCGAAAACTTCGGCTTTACCAGCAATCCGCCTGCCGGCAGTGATTGCGTTGTTGTGCCCTTGGGCGGTAAAACCAGCCACGGTATTATCGTTACCACTACAAACGGCGCGTACCGCATTACCGGTTTGTCTGATGGCGAGACGGCGGTTTATAACGCCGACGGTGCCAAGATGGTGTTAAAGCAAGGCCGGGTTATCGAAATAGACTGCGAAATGCTGAATATCAAAGCCCCAGGCGGTGTGAATATTAAAGCTGCTGCCGGTGTAGATATTACGGCAGATAATGTGAAATGCTCTGCTCAAGTAACCGCGCAAGGTCAAATCAACGGCAACGGCGGTATGGCCGTACAAGGCGGTAGCGGTACGACATTTACCGGCAACGTGGACATGGTCGGCGATTTGAATACTACCGGCGCATTAACCAACAACGGTAAAGATGTCGGCAGCACCCACAAACACATTGAGACCAACAGTTCGGAAACCGGTGAAGTCATTTAAACTGGTTTTAAAGGCCGTCTAAGAATCCTCATTAGGTTTTTAGGCGGCTTTTTATATTTGTCTGACATCAATCCACTCAAAGAAAGAGCGTCCATATCCGAAAATTCAGGTATGGACGCTTTACTCAACCCACAAACAGGCGGCTATGTGGTCAACCAATCCGCCCAATCCATCGAAAACGAGCTGTATATCCGCTTGGTAACACCCTTGGGCAGTTACTGGGCAGACCGCACGCTCGGCAGCCGCCTACACGAATTGCGCCGCCAAAAGCATTTAAAGCGCATCGAAGTGCTGGCCAAGCAATACGCCGAGCAAGCCTTACAGCCTGTAATTAAGTCTAAACGCGCCCAATCCATCCAAGTAACCACATCCACCCCGCAGCGCGGCTGGCTGAAATTGCATATTGAAGCTGTCGATGCCGCAGGCGATACCGTAACCCTTAGTCACAAAGTGGCCGTGATATGACGCAAGCACTTAATTTCGAGCAAATCCGCGCCAACTATCTGCGCGACCTGCAAAACCAAAACCCTGCCGCCCATGTGCACGCAGGCAGCGACAACCATGTACGCGCCACCGCCATTGCTGCTGTGGGCGAAGGCCAATACCAGCATCAAGAGTGGATTTTGCGGCAAGCATTTGCCGATACCGCAGACAGTGCCTACCTCGAAAAACACGCTGCCAAATATGGTATTTACCGAAAAACTGCCACCTTTGCAGGTGGTAAGGCGCGTATTCGCGGTGCGGTCGGTGCAACGGTACCTGTCGGCCAACAGATCAATGTGGGCGATAAGGTGTATTTAGCCGCCGAATCCGCCGTTATCGGTGCGCTTGGAAGTGCCGAAATAGCCGTTATCGCCACTGTTTCGGGTAGCGCTCAAAATCAAACCGGCGAATCCGCAGCTACGCTGCAAAGCGTACCTGCGGGGATTGACAGTTCCGCCGTCTTGCTGACGATGGTCGGCGGTACAGATGCCGAAAGCGATGAGAGCCTTTTGGCACGCTACGAAGAACGCCTGCGCCGCCCTGCTGCGGGCGGTAACCAATACGACTTCCGCAATTGGTGCTTGGAAGTACCGGGTGTGGTTGATGCATTCATTTACCCGTTACGTCGTGGCAACGGCTTTGTCGATGCCGTTATTTTAGGTGAAAACGGTATTCCCAGCGCGGAAACACTGGCCGCCGTACAAGCTCATGTAGATGCAGTGCGACCGGTTACCCGTAAAAACGGCTTCCTAGCCCTTGCGCCCAGTATTCAGACCGTGAATGTGGCCGTCACCATCACCTTAAGCAGCGGCACGGATACCGATACGGCCACCGCTGCCATCAAATCAGCCGTAAACGCCTATTTTGATGCTTTAAAGCCAGGCGACACCCTAATTAAAAGCCAGTTGGAAACCTTAATCAGCGAAGTGTACGGCGTGCGTGACCGTGTCTTAACCACCCCTGTGAGCAATATCAAGCCGCAGGAGAGTGCCGAAGATATTTACTGGCTGCGTCCTAGCAGTATTAGTGTGGAGTACACCACGTGAGCCATCAAGCCTTACTTGCCGCCATGCGCCCGCCCGTCAGCTACGACACCGTAGGCGAAACGGCAGAAATCAAAGCCGAAGCGGGTGTGTTTGATGTTGTGGCCGATCATGCGGAAGGAGTGAAAAATGCGCCGTTCCCTGACGCGGAAAACGATTACCTGTACCGCTGGGAAGAGCTGCTCGCCATCACTCCGCCTGCCGGAGCCAATACCCAACAACGTACTGATGCAGTGCTGGCCAAACTCAACGCCTTGGGCGGTTTGAGCATTGCCTACTTTACCGCCATCGCCGAATCGGCAGGCTACACCGTAAACATTTACGAAGAAGACCAATTCCGTGCCGGTGAAAGCTGTGCGGGAGATTGTTTGAATACTGAAGATGCTATTTGGCGTTGGTGCGTCGACATCGCCGACGGGAAAGCCACCGCCTATATTTTCAGAGCCGGACAAAGCCGTGCAGGCGATCGCATCAGTGTATACACCGACCCGATTATCGAAACAATGTTCGAAGAATTAAAACCGGCATGGACTTATTGCCGTTTTGAGTATGAAGAAGAGGTATAAAAATGGACTTAATCCAAACCCCGAGTAAGCAATTTATCGATGGCGACCGCCGCACGCCGGGTACGCCTGTGCCTGCATGGTGGTTAAATCAATTGCAAGGCGAGTTGTACAGCATTTTAAACGCGGTTGGCATTGAGCCTAACAAAGCCGACCATGCCCAAGTCTTATCAGCTATTAAAACGCTGGCCGCCGATGCTTCTCAAGTGGCCAGTATTGAGGCCTTGCGTAAATACAGCGGTGATGGTTATGTAAACGTTAACGCCTATCACGCCAATACAACAGTGGGCGGCGGCGTGTTTGTGGCGGATAAAGCCGATAAATCTACCGCTGATAACGGTTGTACCGTCATTGTTTCTACCGACGGCACGCGCTGGAAGCGTGTGTTTTCAGGGATGCTTAACCTGCATGATTTTGGCTATGTAGCCAGCAAAAACAATGCACTAGCAACTTTAAATGCCGCTGAAGCCGCCGCGCTTGGCATTGTTGTCGACTGCTTGGGTTTGTCAATTGATACGGGTAATACCTACCCGCAAAAAAACAAATACACAAACGGCAAGTTTGTGATTAACGGCAAAACTGTCGATGTTCAATACCAGCCTATCAGAAGCGGTATCGGTCGATTCATTTCTGGCTCAGGGGCCGCCGCGAACATTAAATCGAATGAGTGGACTGGTGCTGGAATTGTAGCGATTGGCGAAGGTGCAATGAATCAAACTGAAAAGTGTGTTTCAGCTATCGCAATTGGTGATCGTTCACAAGGTTTTTCCCGTATTAGTCGCGACAATATTTCTATTGGCCCAGACAGTCTTATTAATGTACAGGCCGAAACGGAATGGTACGACCAGTCTAAGATGTCCGGCACGCGCAACATCGGTATCGGCGGTAATGCCGGGCGCGGCATCACTAGCGGCTTTTCAAATGTAGCAATCGGCAGAAATTCAGGTCAGGGGCTGGGAACGGGCTATTCGAATGTGGTATTAGGTTCGGCAGCGTTGGCCGGTGTTGCCCCAATAGGACTGACTGGCGATATTGAAGTTTTTTGGCCATCCCCAACGTCTCGCACCGTAGCTATCGGCGAATCTGTTTTACAGATGTACCAAGGACGAGATGCGCAAACTGCAATTGGTGGAGGTGCTGCAAGAAATACAAAAAAAGCTGAAAAAGTGACCGCGATTGGTGCTTCGGCGTTAGAGAACTTAGAACGAACCAGCGCTCCGAATGGAGGCGATGTGCTATGGACTGGCACTGAGAGCGGAAATTATACCCAAAGCGGCAGTAATATTACTTTGACATTTGGCAATATTCGCGGCGCAAAAGTCGGTTATTGGGTGGGAATCCGCCTCACTTCAGGCGAAGCCAAGACAGTTCAGGGTGATGTAGTGCCTGCTGAAGTGGTTGAAGTAACAGAAAGTAGTATTAAAGTCCGTAGTCCTAAAGAACTTAACGCATCAGGAGTGGCGGAGCTTAAATATGTCTATTCGTCATCATCTTCGGCAGCGAAGAATGAAGAGTTAACAGTGATTGGTACGAATGCGCTGAAAGATGCAGTCAGCGGTGCATATTCTACTGTTATTGGTGCAGATGCCATGTTGACAAGCAGTAACCCCCAAAAAGTTGTGGCGGTTGGGGCATCATCATTCAGAAATGGAACGCATTATTCAAGTGTCGCTGTGGGATATTGGTGCGCGCCTACTATTAGTAGTGAGCAGTGCGTTTTTATTGGCGATTCAGCAGGATATCGAAATGTTCAGGGAAATGTTTTAAGCGGGAAAATAACTAATGCCATTGCGATTGGTTACGGTGCGCGAATCAATGGAAGTAACGAGATTCAGCTTGGCGGGTCGGGACAAACATTGTACGCCCCGACAGCGGTAAATATTCGTTCGGATGCCCGCGACAAAACGGATATCGCACCACTGGATATCGGTTTGGATTTTGTTAAAAAGCTGCGACCGGTAACTGGAGTATATGACCGCCGAGACGCTTATACCGACGAACTTTTTACCGATTTGCCGCCGGAAGAGCGCGCAGAAAAACTGCGGGAGTGGTGGCAGGCCCCAACCAAAGACGGACGCTACAAAGAAGATCGCATCCAGCATTGGTTTATTGCTCAAGATGTTGCTGCATTAGAAGCTGAGTACGGCAAACTGCCGATGGTGAATTGCAGGATGGACACTTACACAATTGAGTACGAGACATTTGTGCCCGTTTTAACAAAAGCGATTCAAGAAATGTCTGCTCAAATTGATGACCTTAAGAAGCAGATTGAGGAGTTAAAAAATGACAAGATGCGTGATTGACCAAGACGGCTTGTTCGTAGAGGAGCAATATTTTGATGACGGGCGCGCCAGCATCGAAGCTGAAATGCCTGATCTCGCACAATATCAGGCTGCCCAGTGGGATGGTCAAGGTTGGCAGATAATTCCCGACTATCGCGGATGCGTAGTTTTTGTCGGTGAGCAAGAGCAGGTGTGGGATAAGTTAGGTGATTTGCCTGATGGCGTCAGCCTGACCCCGCCGGAAACGGCAAATATTGACGGCTTAAAATCCGGAAAACTCGTTGCATTAAATGCTGCAGCTCAGGCTTTTATTAACAAGCACGCCGGTATCGACAGCGTACCCGAATTTGAGTTTGCAAGCTGGTCAATTCAGGCCTCCGAAGCAAAAGCTTGGCAGTTAGATAAAAACGCGCCAACTCCGGTGCTTGACGGTATTGCCGCAGCTCGTGGTATCCCGGCTGATACGCTTAAGGCCGCTGCGTTGCGTAAAACGCTGGCCTATGAGCAACTTGCCGCCCATGTGGCAGGCCAGCGCCAAGCGCTGCAAAGCAAGATCGAAGCAGCGAAAACGCAGGCCGCGCTTGATAAGATTGTAGTCGTATTCACACTGCCGGAGGCCGTCTGAATGGTTCAAGTCTATTTGGCACTCTATAAAGGCAAAGCCGCAATCAACACCCCGCGCGATGTGGTTAAACGCATTGCCGACAGCGTTGTACGATTGGCAACATGCAGCCCGTACAGCCATTGTGAAATCGCTGTTAAGCACCCACGCGACGGCCTGTTTGATTGTTATTCGTCTAGCGCGAGAGACGGCGGGGTGCGCATTAAAACCATGCCGCTGCCTGCTGATAAATGGGACTTAATCCCGCTGCCGCAATCTGTTGCCATATCGGCCAGCCGCTTGTTCCACCGTACACATGGGGCAGGTTACGACTGGCTAGGTGCGATTGGCGTGGTACTCAAATCACCACACAGCAAAAGCCGCTGGTTTTGCAGCGAATGGTGCGCATATGTAATAGGCTACACTAACCCGTGCCGATACAGCCCGCAAACCCTGTATGCCGCGGTATCAACTAAAGATAGACCGTCTGAGAAAATGGAGGAAACAAAGTAATTTAGAAAGTTTTAAATAAAGAGGAGCGGCGACGTGTCTGTGTTGCGAGCACCGGCACGCCAGCCAAGCAGATGTACCCTGCATTGACTTCAAGGCCGCTTTGCCTAGCTAGGCGGCTGTAATTCTAACCTAAACGGAGTTAATGCGACATGGTTTATTATCGTGAATTACGTTGCACCTACTGCAAAAAACTGTTGGCCAAAGGCAGCGGTAACGTACAAATCAAATGTAACCGTTGTAAAACAGTTAATACTTTCAGCTAGACAACCATTACTAAGAATGCCGTCGAGCATCATTTTAAAACTGATTTCAGAACACCAGCGAGAGTGTCGGAGAGTAAGTAAAAATGATGCAAAAATACCACTCAACGGCACCGCTTCCATTCGTCGGACAGAAGCGATATTTCATTAAACACTTCACTAAAGTATTGTCGCAAATTCCCGCTGACGGCAAACATTGGACAATTGTAGACGTATTCGGCGGCAGCGGCTTGTTGGCACACGTTGCAAAACGTATCAAACCGCAGGCGCGGGTAATTTACAACGACTATGACAACTACTCAGACCGCCTGCGGCACATCCCAGATTACAACCGTTTGCGTGAACAAATCGCGCAGATAGTTGGCGGCATCCCCAAAGGCTCAAGGCTAGACCCTGAACGCACCCGATCAGTGCAACAAACAATCACTAATTTCCAAGGCCACATTGATGTGCGCGTACTTTCATCATGGCTTTTATTTAGTGCCAAACAGGCAAATTCGCTTGAACAATTGCTGGGGTTTGAGTTCTACAATAAGGTACGCCAATCCCCGTACTCCATCGCTGCCGACTATTTAGACGGCCTCGAAATCACCCGGCAAGACTATAATCTTTTGATGGCTGAGCATCAGCATAACACCAATACTCTGCTGGTATTAGACCCGCCTTATGTGTCCACTGCTCAGGGTGCGTATGCCGCTGATAAATACTTTAATATGGTTAGCTTCCTGCGTATGATTCAGTATATGCGCCCACCGTTTATCCTATTTAGCTCCACCCGTAGCGAGGTGCTGGACTACTTCCAATTTTTGCAAGAGTGCGAACCGGACAAATACCGGCGCTTCAGCGGCTACAATATCGTTTCACTAGATGCCAAGATGGGTAAAGGAATCGAGTATCAGGACAATATGATTTATAAAATAGATTAA